AACATATTGACCACACAAGTGTAACTTTAACAGCGGGAGCAGGTTTAACTGGTGGTGGAACAATAGCATCTAATAGAACTTTTGCAGTAGGAGCCGGAACAGGTATTACGGTAAATGCTAATGATGTTGCTATTGGACAATCAGTCGCAACAAATGCAAATGTTAACTTCGCCACAATCACAACAACAGGAAATATTACCGCACAAGGTGATATTATAGCAGAAAATTATATAGTAAGTTCTTCGGTAACTCATTTAACTTCATCAGCAATAAGTGGTTCAAGTATATTCGGAGACACACAAGACGATACACACCAATTTACAGGTTCAGTATTTGTAACTGGTTCAACATTTAACATTGACTCACTTGGTAGTGTGAGTTCAAGTAATAGTGGTTCTTTCTTAAATGTAAAAGCAGCCAATAATGTAAACGCAACAAACATATACGGAACATTATCAACAGCGACTCAAGGAACAATAGACCACGACTCATTAGCTAATTTTGTGGCAGATGAACACGTTGCTCACGGAGGCGTAAGTGTTATAGCAGGAGATGGTTTAACGGGTGGTGGTACAATCGCCTCTAATAGAACTATAAATGTAGTGGGTGGAGACGGAATTACTGCAAATGCAAACGATGTAGCAATTACAGCAGCCCAAACAACAATTACTTCAATATTTGCAGAAGATTTAAAAATTGGTGAAGATGACCAAACAAAAATAGATTTTGAAACTGCAAACCAGATTAACTTTTATGGAGATAATGTAAAATTATTAGAATTATCAAACGCTAATACTGGAGATGCGGTTTTCAATGTTGCAACAGCTGATAAAAACTTCACAATCACAGGAACAGATGGTTCAACGGCCATTACCGCTCTTGATATTGATATGGCAGCAGCTGGTAACGCACAATTCTCAGGAAATATATCAGGTTCACAAATAGAAGCAAGTGGTGATGTTATCGCATTTGGTTCATCAGATAGAAGACTTAAAGACAACATTACACCTATTGAAAATCCATTAGAAAAGATGGATAAAATCGGTGGTTACACATTTGATTGGAATGAAAAACAAGACGCATATAAAGGACACGATGTTGGTGTTATTGCACAAGAAATTGAAGAGATTTTACCAGAATTGGTAACAACAAGGGGAACTGGATATAAAGCAGTTAAATATGAAAAAATTGTTCCATTGTTGATAGAAAGTATTAAAGAATTACAGAAAAAAGTTCAAAAAATAGAAGAGAATTGTGATTGTTTGAACAAATAGTATTATATTTATATATAAGTAAAATAAAGGAGTTATAATGGCAAAAAAATCAACAGAAATCAAATTCACAGAAGACGAATTAAGTTCATTACAAGAACTAAGAACAAATTACTCTAACATTGAGTTATCATTGGGTAAATTGGAAGTTGCTCGTATCAACCAAGAACAACAACTTGAAAGATTGTCTAATGAAAAATTGAGGTTAGAAACTCAGTATTCAGAAGTTCAAAATCAAGAGATTACATTAGTTCAAGAATTGAATGAAAAGTATGGGGCAGGAAATCTTGACCCAGAAACAGGTGTCTTTACACCAGTAAAATAATTGGTCTTGTAGATGAATTTTGAGAATTTACTTTGATACTTATTCATAGTAAATAATTTTAATCTTTAGGGAGAAAAAAAATGGCAGAAAGAATAGTAAGTCCTGGAGTCTTTACCAGGGAAAAAGATTTATCTTTCTTACCACAAGGTATTACTGAAATTGGAGCAGCATTAATTGGACCAACACAAGAAGGTCCAGCGTTCATTCCAACAATTGTCAGAAATATGGGTGAGTTTGAAGAAATCTTCGGTAAAGAATCACAAGACTTTTATGTTCCATTCACAGCGAAGCAATATCTTCAAAGTGCTGGAACAGTAACAATAGTTCGTGTATTAGGATTGGGTGGTTATTCATCTGATTTCATAGCACTTGGTTTAAGTGGTTCAGCAGGTCACTTTATCGCAGCAGTATTAAAACCTTCAAAAGGTAATGCAGGTGAAGGTCCTAACACATCAACATCAGGTTTCTTAAGTGGTCCAGCAAGTGCTTCATTAGCAGCAGCACCAGACTGGGCAGAAGCATCATTAACAATAGCACAAAGTTCAAATGCTTCAACCGCATATACAATTTCATTTGATACAGGTTCAGCTAACCATATCGGAAATGTATTTAGTGATAACCCACAAGAAACAAAACAAAAAGTATACTTAGCAGTTGACAATAAAGGATTATATTCAAATAGTGGATATGATGCTAATGTCAGTATGAGTATAACGAGTGGTAGTGATTCATTTTTAGCAGACTACTCAGCAGCAGTAACACCAACAATACAATCTCAATTAGTTGGTGGAGCAAGAACAGATTTATTTAGTGTAAAAACAAGAGCAGATGGAAATTTAACGAACGCAAAATTTAAACTTGGTATTCGTGACATTAAACCAGCATCAGATGTACCGGGTTCAGACTTCGGAACATTTACATTAGATGTTCAAGTTAACAATCCAGGTCAAAATGATGACGGAACAATCTTAGAATCATTTCAAAATCTAAATTTTGATGAAGATTCACCAAACTATCTACCAAGAAAAGTAGGTGATAGATTTGTAACAATAGACTCACAAGGTAAATTGACAAATCACGGAGATTATCCAAATCAATCTAAATTCATTAGAATAACTGGAACAGATACTTCAACAACAGCATTAGAAGCATCATCATTGAAAGACCTTGCAAATGTATCAAGTGAGTTACTTCCAATGGGATTCGGTAAATTAACAACACCAACCTTATCAACATTAGAGTTGGCAGGACCAAATACCCTTACTGAAAATACAGCAGACGCACCAGTAGCATCATTTGTTTCAAGTCAGTTAAATTCAAGAGCATCATTTGATTCAAATGTTTATTATGGATTTGATTTCGCAAATGAAACAAATAAACAATATTTGACAAAACCAGCAGTCGGAGCAGGAGTTGGAAATAATGTAACTATGAGTTTGGAAGACCAAGATGGACACGCAGACGCGACTACATTAGGTTCAACATTCTCTGACGCAAGTGAAAAGATTACATTAGCACTTTCACATATTAAACAAAGAAAGTTCGTAGTTCCTTTCCAAGGTGGATTTGATGGATTTAATCCAGCAGCACCTAAGAAAACCGGAACAGATATTGTAGCAGCAAACTCACAAGGGTTTGATATGACTAATTCACTATCAAGTGGTTCAGTAGCATTCAAACGAGCAATCAATGCAATCTCAAATCCAGATGAATTTGATATCAATATGTTAGCACTTCCAGGTGTAATTCACGAATTACACTCAGTTGTAACAAATCACGCAATTGATAAAGTTGAAGATAGAGCGGATGCGTTCTTTATATTGGACGGGTCATCATATGGTCGTTCAATTGATAACGCAATCAATGATGTTAAATCATTAGATTCAAACTATGTTGGAACATATTATCCTTGGGTGAAAATCTTAGATGGTGTTAAAAACAAACCAACTTGGGTTCCACCTTCAGTAGTTCTACCAGGTGTATTTTCACAAAATGACGCAATAGGTCAAGAGTGGTTCGCACCGGCAGGTCTAAATCGTGGTGGATTGACAGAAGTATTAGAAGCACAAACAAGACTAACCAACTTGGAAAGAGATGATTTATACGAAAATCGTATTAATCCAATCGCAACTTTCCCAGGTCAAGGTGTAGTAGTGTTCGGACAAAAAACACTTCAATCTAAACCAAGTGCATTAGACAGAATCAATGTAAGAAGATTGTTGATTAACTTGAGAAAGTTCATCGCATCAACTTCAAGATTCTTAGTATTTGAACAAAACACAAGTTCAACAAGAAACAGATTCCTAAATATAGTGAATCCATACTTAGAACAAGTTCAAGCAAATTCAGGTCTAACTGCTTTCAGAGTAGTAATGGACGATTCAAACAACACACCAGATGTTGTTGATAGAAACCAGTTAGTAGGACAGATATTTATCCAACCTACAAGAACTGCTGAATTTATCGTATTGGACTTTGTAGTTCAACCAACAGGAGCAGCATTCCCAGAATAATAGGTGAAAGAAACTATTTTATATCAAAAATGTAGAAAAACCCCCAAGAAATTGGGGGTTTTTTGTTATGATAATCAGGAAGAAAAAATTTGAGAGTTTAACCACCTAACTCACAAGGGTTGTTTCTAAATCGTGAAACTCTACATAACCCACTCGGTTCCAAATATCTAGTCACCGAAAACCCAGTTTTTAATTACTTAGGATAAATAGCAAATGTATCAGCGTATTCAGCCAATGTATTGTATTGACTTCTACGATAACCAAATTGTGGTTTACTACCACCACGATACTTAATTCTAAAATTACCAGTCATCATTAAATTTCTGATAGTTGGGTTATACCTAAATTCCATAGGAATACCCTTGTAATTGGCTTGTTCAAAGTAAGGAGCTTCATAATCTTCCAACCTAATAGGTTCTTGATTTTGATTAGCTTCATATAATTCCATAGGATTATGATTATATCTATAATGAGTAATGGTATGAGTTCCATTTTCTACATACTCACCAGCATTATTATAATACCCATAATGATTTGGTATTTGTCTCGTTACCAAAGCATCTTCATAATTCCTTGTTTCAATTGTTGTATTGTCAGTCATTTTGTTTTCCTTTATCATTATCATAACACTATAATATACAAATACTATTTGTAAATGTCAAGCTTTTTTTTTAATTATTTTCTTCAAAGAGTTCTTCTTCACAATCATCACAAAGGAAAAAGCCGTCTATTTCAACGCCACACTCTTCACATATTATCTCATCAATCATATTATAATATACAATGAATAAATGACAATGTCAAGTAAAACTTCAATAAAACTTCTAAAAAATATATCAAAATAAGTTGTTATAGAAAATCACTTTTTTTAGTTTCGTTATATTTATTAATGTAATAGAAAAGAAGTCTTTATAGGAGAAAGAAAGTGGCCGAGTTTATAGACCCAAATGATATATTTTTTACACCATTTGAACCGAAAACAAAAAATAGGTTTGTTATGGAGATTGACGGAATACCAGCATATCTTGTTAAAACAATGGCAAGACCAAGTATTCAATTTGAAACAATCACATTAGACCATATCAACACAAAAAGATATGTAAAAGGTAAAGCCACTTGGCAACCAATTAGTATCACATTGTATGACCCAATCGTTCCATCAGGAGCACAATCAGTAATTGAGTGGGTTAGATTACATCACGAATCAGTAACTGGTCGTGACGGATACTCAGATTTCTATAAAAAAGACATCACATTTAATGTATTGGGACCAGTAGGAGATAAAGTAGAAGAGTGGACATTAAAAGGAGCATTCATCACAGAAGCAAACTTTAATGAATTAGATTTCTCATCATCAGAAGTTGCAGATATCGCACTTACTTTACAATACGACTACGCAATCTTACAATTCTAACGGAGAGAAATTATGTGGGCAATATTTAAAGACAATAATGAATACAACGAGAAATCAATAATTGGTTTCGGTGCATTTACAGTAATGGTTTTATTTGCATTTGCAGATGTTGCTACTGGACTTATGGGTAAAGATTTAGTTATCAATGATGTAGTATACAATTCATTTCTATTCACCACTTTAGGTTCATTTGGAATCGCAGGTGCAGAAAAAGTTTTAAAAAAATAATAAGTTATTAATTCTTAATAATCAAGGAGTAAAACAAAATGGCTGAAAATCAGTATGGATTTCCTACTGAAGTTCTATCTTTACCATCAAAGGGATTATTATATCCCGAAGATAGTCCTTTGCGTAGCGGAACAATAGATGTCAAATATATGACAGCAAAAGAGGAAGATATCTTAACTTCCACAAACCTAATCGCACAAGGTAAAGTAATCGAAAGACTACTGGAAAGTGTAATCGTAACACCAAATGTTAAATTAGATGATTTATTAGTTGGTGATAAAAACGCAGTAATGATGGGAACTCGTATTTTGGGATATGGTAGTGAATACAATGTATCAGTAAATGACCCAGAGACAAATGAAGAAGTTGAATTGCAAGTTGACTTAACTACATTACAACCAAAAGAAATGGACGAAAAACTATTAGAAAAAGGTGAAAACAAGTTTGAACTTGAATTACCTAATTCTAAACGAAAAGTTGAGTTCAAATTACTAAATGGACACGATGAAAAGAAAATTGAAGAAACTTTGAAAGAATTAGAAAAAGTTGAACAATTGACAGGAGTTTCATCAGAACTAACCACAAGAATCAAACATCAATTAATATCAGTTGACGGAAACACAGAACAATCATTTATTAATAATTTTGTTGATAATGAATTTTTAGCACTGGATACACGAGCATACAGAAAGTATGTGTCAGATATCACACCAGATATTGATATGAGATTTGATTACAGAACCAAAGGAACAGGTAAAGAAATTAAGGTCGATGTTCCACTTGGGTTGGAATTTTTTTGGCCAGCCGGCGAGTAATAGGTCGGCTCTTCACGAAAACCTTTTCGACATAGTTTACCACGGACAAGGATTTACCTATACTGAAATCTATCATATGCCTTTGCCATTAAGACGATACTATACGGACTTAATGATAAAAGCAAAGAAAAAGGAATCAGACGAGATAGACAAAATGAACAACAATCCTGCGTTCAAAAATCCAACAACTTGATATTTATTACTGAGATAATTTAAGGAAAAATAATGTCAAAACTCACAACAGAAAGCAAAAACATTTTAGCAGAATTCGTAGGTTCTTTAATGAAGGCCTATGCAAGACACGGCGCTAAAAATACTCTTAGAAAAATACAAAATGACCCAGTCATAAAAAAGAGTTTAGAAAAAATAGCACAATTGGATAAACAAACTAAACAAGATATTGCTAAAAGAATTAAGGCAGACCCTAAATTTAAAAAAGACTATGAAAGTAGTATGAAACAACTTAAAGGTTTTAATATATAAACCTTATTTTTATCTCAGTTATTCTAATTTAAATCAACCAGAAAGTAAATGGCAACACAAAACGAACAACTAATTAAGATAGTAAAAACTAACTCAAAAATTAATGAAGGTTTAAAAGACCGTATTAGTTATATGGAAGAGATTGGTAAACTTGCAGGTGAGGCAAATAGAATGTCTGAAAGACAATTTAAAACCGCAAAAGACATTCTGGACAAAACCAAAGATATTTATACAAATCGTAAAAATTTAACCGAAGAACAACTAACATCAGTTGATTTACATAAATTAGAAAGAAAAATGATTGCCGAAGGTTTAGAAGACCACATTCAAATTGTTCAAAAATTAAAACAAGAATACAATATTCAAAAACAAATCAATCGAACTGTAAATACTCAAGCAAAGTTATACAATAATATAGGTAGTTCTATTGATAGTTTTATTAGAAAAATTCCAGGTGGTGGTTTTTTAGGAGATTTATTAGGAACGGGTAATTTAGGTAAAGAAATGTCTGAATCGTTCAGAACGGAAATGTCCAAAGGTGGTTTAGGGGAGTTTGGTAAAAATGTCTTTGGTGAAGCTGGTGGTGGATTTATGACTCAACTATTTTTACGAGGTAAAAATTCTAAAGCTAAAAAGGCAGCCCGTATGTTTTTTACTTCTGCTCTCTTACCAACATTAGCATTTGGTGTAACAGCTAAATTATTCGCTACTGGGATTTCACAAGGATTCCAATCACAAGGACTAAAACAAGCAGTAAACAGATTCTTTTTTGGTGGAGCATTTGAAGGAATAAGGTCAGCACTTGGAACAGGAGCAAAAGCAGAAGCCGGAACCCTAAGACGACTCGTGATGAATAAGTTTAGATTTGGAGTTTCCGAAGCAGACCAAGCAAAAATATTATCAGCACAAGTCAACATAGCAGGATTGTCACAGAAAAGTGCACTCAACATCCAACAAAGTTTAGCGAGTTCAGCAGCAATGCGTGGTGTATTACCGCAAGATATATTTTCAGATATAGCAAACAACACAGAACAATTCGCGACATATGCCAAAGATGGTGGACTAAATATCGGTGAAGCGGCAATCCGAGCAAGAGAATTAGGAGTATCATTAGATACGGTATTTAAAGTATCGGATGGTATATTGGACTTTCAATCCAGTATTGAAAATGAGTTAAAAGCATCATTATTAATCGGTAGACAATTAAATCTTAACGAAGCCAGAAGATTAGCAATGGCCGGTGATATGGCAGGTCTACAAGAAGAAATTTTACGACAAGTCGGTAGTGAAGAAGAATTACAACGAATGAACGCAATTCAAAGAAAGTCATTAGCGGGTGCATTAGGAGTTACGGTTTCTGAATTAAATAAATTAGCGTCTGGTGAATTAGAAGTAAAAAATTCTGATATGAAACAAAATACAAGTATGATGCAGGCTTTGAATATTACAATGATGGCTTTAACTGCTGCGATTGGAGCAACTCTTTTAGCGAGAGGTCTTCAATATGGTAGTAGACTTATTGGATTTGGTGGAGGATTCTCAGGAGGAACACCTAAAGGTCAATTATCATACGCTCTCAAAAATGGGATGCCAAAAAGTGTGCTAGACCAATTTCCAGGAACAAAAACTCTGAAGGGCTTACCAAATATGACTGACGCGAGCAACAAAGCGTTTATGCAAGGTATTGCAAGAGGAAATCCGGCAATGATGGGAACCCAAGTTGCAAGCGTAGCAGCCCGAACTCCTGGAATAGGACAAATAGCAGCGGTATTAATCGCTATATCGGGATTAGGTGTAATGATTAAGAAATTGGTAGGAAGTTCAGAACAAACCGCTAAAAACACCAAGAGTTCAATTACAAATCAAAACTTTATAACATCAGTACCAACAAGAGTAAGTGGATAATTAAATGGCATTGATAGATAAAACAACAGACATTACAAGTTTTGACTACAAGAAAGTTCGTAAAACCAACACGACTGAAAACGGAACATTTAAAACTAATCAAAAAAACAATACTGATAAAAAAACAAATTTCAACAATACAAAAGTTGAACAACAATATAGTAAATTATCACCAGATGACGGACAACTTATCAAAAAAGACATTGGAGATAAGTATCGTTCAACAAAACTTGATGACGGACTATATCGTGGTGGAGCAGCACTTAATGTTGAGAGAAATGTAGAAGATGTAGAAAGAATCGGTAAGTTTTTAACAACACCAAAAGGTGCATTATTCACAATAAAACAAGTTCTTTTACAAAAACAAAACGCCTCAGAACATACCAAAGGATATAAAGTAATATCACCAATCACCAATAGACCACCATTCACTCGTGATGAACGACATAAAGCTGGTGGATTGTTTAGTAGTCCATTTAGTGACGCACCAAGATATGAAGACGAAGAAATATTGAAGAAGAATGTTCTTAGAGGTAAAAATAATAACAATGCAGTAAATCAAATTACATTAGGTGGTCGAGATAGTAAAACGCCATCAAAAAGAGTAGCAATAAGTTTTGGCAAAAGTGCTAATAGGTCTGCATTGAATATTCCATATATGTTAAGAAGTGATTATGATAAATTGGAAAACCCAAAAGACTTTATTGATTTTAAAATATATGACCCGATTAACAAAACATACATTGTATTCCCAGCATACTTAACTGACATTACGGATAACTCATCAGCTGAATACAACCCAACACGATACATCGGAAGACCAGACCAAGTTTTTGTTTACTCGGGATATACAAGAAATATTAGTTTTGGATTTAGAGTTTGTTCATTGACAAAAGATGATATGCCAATTTTATGGCAAAAAGTAGATAAAATAAAAGCATTAACTTTACCTGGATTTTCTAAACAAGTAATT